ATAGCAAATATTAATGCAAAAGAAACTCAATTACTTTCTAATACTGAATTAAACGAAGCACAGAGAACACAAATACAAATACAGGCGGCTGATGAAAGAAAGAATGTAAGAGCAAATGAAGTAAATGATTTACTTTTAAACTTAGATACTGAATATAATACGATTGGATTATCATTTGATAGAAGAAGACAGCTAATCAATGAGAAGGGAGCACTTCTATTACAGGATGTAACCCTAACAGAAGCACAAAGAACTGCAATACAACAACAGGCAGCTAATGAAAGACAGAACATTGGTATGGCTGAATTGGAAGCTAAAACGGCATTACAAAATGCAGAATTAGATTTACTTTCTCAGGGTGCTGGGTTCTTAAAAGAAATTGCAGGAAAGAATAAGAAATTACAGATTGCAGCAATTATAGTAGAACAGGCGGCTGCAATTGGAAAGATAGTAGTTAATACGGGTATAGCAAATGCAAAAGCATTAGCTGCATCTCCATTAACATTTGGACAACCGTGGGTTACTATAAACACAATTAGTGGAGTATTATCAGCGGCAACTGCGGTAGCAGCTGGAGTTAAAGCAATACAACAAATTAATAATGCAGATAGTGGAGCTTCGGCATCTACTACTCAGATAAGTTCACCTAAAGGTGGACAGGCTATATCTCCACCAACCGTAGCAGCGGCTACTGCACCACAAATTAATACAGGTGGTAATCAAAACCCAACTCAACAGATTGCGGATACGATTGGAGCAGCTAGTGGTAAACCTATTAAAACCTATGTTCTGGCTCAGGATGTGAGTTCTAAACAGGCATTTGATAGGAGAACAAATAACGCGGCAACCTTTTAAGATATATCTAAATCAAATTGTTAAATAAGTGATATGAAATTATTCGAACTTAAAATTGAAGACGCCGAAGTAGATGAGGTATTTGCTCTATCATTGGTAGAGAACCCCGCTATTGAAGCAGATTGGGTATTCTTTTCTAAGGATGGTAAAAAGGAAGAAGTAAAGTTTGCAACAATAGATTCCGATAAGAGATTGATTGTAGCACCTGTATTGATTCCTGATAAACAAATCCTTCGTATAGATGAGAATAGTGGTGAAGAATATAAAGTATTCTTTACTGCGGATACAGTTGAGAAATTGGCTCAAAACTATCTTAAGAAAGGGTATCAGGATAAAGCAACTATAGAACATTCTAAGAATATAGATGGTAAAGTAACCGTAGTAGAAAGTTGGGTATCTAAATCATCAACAAAAGATAAATCAGCTCTATACTTTAATAGAGCATTTCCTATTGGAACCTGGTTTATTACGATGAAAGTGAACGATGAGAATCTTTGGCAGAACTATGTTAAGACGGGAATTATTAAAGCCATAAGTTTGGAAGGAATATTTTCCCATTCATTAGTTAAACAATCTATGGTTCAATCTCTATCATCAAAAGATGTAAAGGATTTTACTGAAGAGGAAGCAACTATATTCTTATCTAAGATAATTGCATTGTTGGAAAGTTATTCTGATTATGGTACTGAGATAAAGAACAATGCAAAAAGAGGAATAGAACTAAATGAGAAGAATGGTAATAAATGTGCAACTCAAACAGGCAAAGTAAGAGCACAGCAAATCGCTAACGGTGAGAAGCTAAGTGTTGAAACTATTAAGAGAATGTATTCTTACCTAAGTAGAGCAGAAGTATATTACGATGAAACAGATACAACTGCATGTGGAACTATATCATACCTATTATGGGGTGGTAAATCTGCATTAAGTTGGAGTAGAAATAAATTAAATGAATTAGGATTATTAGAAGAAGGGGAGGCACAACCTTCTATATCATCTACTTATCCTGGTGAAGCAGCTATTGAGAAGAAGAAAGAGAAGTTAGCAGAGTGTCCCGAAGCAACGCAGGATGTAAAGATAAACTTAGAAAATAGACAATATGCTATTGATAGTGCTAATTATGGACCACTTAATCCTAATGAACCTAATGAAGATTATTGGAAAGCTAAGGCAGACCAATTCAAAGGTGATTTAGAATCTGCAAAGAAAGCTCTTTGTGGTAATTGTGCATTCTTCGTACAAACTAAACAAATGTTAGATTGTATTGCAGGTGGTATAAACGATACTAATGAGTGGGATACAATAGAGGCAGGAGATTTAGGATATTGTGAAGCATTTGATTTTAAATGTGCAGCAAATAGAACTTGTGCAGCGTGGGTAGTAGGTGGACCAATAACGGATTAAAAAATTATAAATAAAAAAATTATGAGCAAAATTATCAATCAACAAAACTTCGTAGAGAACGGACAGTTCTCCGGCGGTGCAGCTGTTACACCTACATCAGGTTCTACCTTTGTAAGTGCATCATTTACTACACCACAATTTGGATTTGTTGCTGGTGGATTGTATGTAGGTGGTATCGGAACATTAGTATTTAAAACTATTGATGGTTCGGTATTAACATTTACTAACGCATTTGGATATGTTCCTGCATTAGTAACTGCTGTATCTTCATCAACAACTGCAACAAACATCATCGCATTAAAATAATAAAAAATGAGTGGAGTAAATAGAAATATACTGAAAAACACTTCTATACCTGTAATGGGTGAAGGGCCAACTAATATTGAATTAGTTACAACATCAGGAAGTAGATGGGTATTGTTAAATTTCCCACCTACATTCTTATCTTCATCTAATTCAGGTAGTTGTACTGGTATTACATTACAATGGTCTCCTGACCCATCATTTGGGTTTGAACCATCATCTGCTTACTATGCAGTAACAGAATCAATGTTGAGTTGTGAAGCAACTTCACTATCTCCACTAACATCATCTAATGGTTGGTATCAATTTATTAATTCAGAATATAGTCAAACTGCTCCTCCTTATTATTTAAGAGCATGGCAGAATAAAGTAGGAGGTGGAAGAGGCCCTTATTCTGATATTGTTTCCTTACAAACTCGTATTTATGGTGCAGAGGCTTCTGTTCTAAACGGTAATTTTTCACGATATATATTTGATGTAGATGGATTTAGTCCGACTGGAAGTATATGGTATTCAAATATAGGAGGACCAGGTACTGCAATATTTAGTGCATCTTTTTCAGTAACTCCTGATATAGTTAAAAGAGGTGGACCAAATTACGATGCAATCCAAACAAATGGTGCAACTATAACAGTTCCTATGGGTGGTGGAAATGTAAGTCAGGGGCAACCAATAAATGCAAACATAGCATTAGTACAAGGTAGTGCTACTATGATATTAGGAGGGGGAGTAAATAGTTTCTTTGTTAGTGCAACAACTTCATCAATTGCAGGTATGGAAGCTAGTGTAAGATTATCTCAACCTACCGGTCCAATACCCCAGTTTCCTGCAGGAGTTAATACAATAAACAAATTAATTGGATTTACTTTTACTGATGCCGGACTTGGTCCAAGAAATGGTAACCTTACTGTAGATAATGTATCTGTTGGAACAGGTGGAACAATTGGTACATCAATTGCTGTACCAGGAAATTCATTAGTAATAAACACATCTGCAGATTGTATAATTAGAGAATTTAATTTAAGCCCACAAGTAACCTATGATGCTACTGTCTATCATACTAAATACGGACCAGGAGGAGTATCATAATGAATAACTATTTTAAACACTTAGAACAATTTGCGAAAGCAACTGAAATCACTAGAAGTGAGATGAAGGAGATTGTCTTAACGTGGAACGAACCATTTAAAATCTTTAGTAGAAAATTAGATGGGACACGAATGGTAAGAGAAATGTTTTCAGTAGATGGACCTTCAGGTAATGTAAACTATGATTACGAAGCAGAAGGGTATATGATACTATACGATTTAGATAGAGATGGATACAGAACAATTGTATTCGACAATGTGTATAAGATAACAAAATTCGGACAAACATACTTAATAAAATAATATAATATGCCAATACCAACACCAACCGCAGCGGAAACAGAACAAGAATTCGTATCACGTTGTATAGGAGAAATTAGTGGAGAATATGAGCAAGAACAGGCAGCTGGGATTTGTTACTCTACATATAGACAAGAAACTAAGATGAGTACGCAAGGAAAAATCTCATCACTATTAAGACAAGAAGCATACAAAGGAATTAACCTATTAGCAGAAGAAGGTTCATTAGAAGATGCTTGTTGGGAAGGTTACGAAGCAATTGGAACAAAGATACTCGATGGTAGAGAAGTTCCAAACTGCGTACCTATAACAGAATAGAATGTTTAACATATTCAAAAGAAGAAGAACTATTGATTCATCTATCTTTGATTTAGTGCTGAAATTAGAACATCAGCAGAAACAGATGGATGAGTTAAGAAGTATAGTGTTAGAGTTATCAAAACAGGTAAACACTTTACAAAGAGAAATAGATTATTTGAGTAATTCAAAATACGGAAAAAGTTTATAATGGCA